CAAATCCTTCGGCTGTTACATTTGATAGATTGAAAAGATAACTGGGATCTGTAGGTCTATCTTGAGTAAGAGTAAGAGATCCTGCACTCCAGAATGTCATACCTCTCATTACAGAACTAAGAGCCATTATTGTTTTAAAGGCATCTCCTCTCTGTTGAAGGACTACATTACAGCTAAATCTAGGTTCTTGACCGCCATCTCCATCGTCAACTAATTCAGAAGAATAGACAGAAGCACTATAAAAAGCATATTTATCAAGTTGAGCTTCAGTAATATGCTCCCCTAATCCAAAACGAGGTTCTGTTAATAATGAAAATAAAATCCAAGCTGGATCGGAACACCAATGCTTTGTTGTAGTAAGCGTTCCATTGAATGTACCGCTATAGGTTAACCTTCCATTTGTCTGATCTACTGTTGCATTATGTGGAATCTTGACTTTAACACCACGAATCCGATACATACGATCAGGAATCGTTGGAAATTGTTCTGCATCAAAACGTAAGTATAAATGAGCTATATCAGGATAAGGTCTTTGTTCATCTATTATTTTCGTAAAAGATGACCATGAGAAAGTATCTGTTACTCTTTCACTTGTGCTGTCTCCGCTAATTCTACCGACTTTTACCTGTATCGGAAAAGAAGCATTATCTTTTATTGGAATTAAAAAATCTCGACTATAAGCGTTTCTGGATTTACCACTAATTGTAAACTCTGATCTACTTGTAAGAATTTGACTAAAAAGACCCGTTGGAACAATTTGACTTGATCCACCCTGATTTTTGTCAAAACGAGAAACAGTTCCATCGTTTTCAGTAATTTCTATAAAAATATCGACAGAAGTTCCTAAATTTTTACCATCTTTTTCATTAATAGCTATTAAAGCATCAAAGCGAACTGTAACTCTAATAGCATCAATATTAGAATCAGTTATAGTTCTTGTTACAGGTGCAGCATTAGTAACTTTTGCACCGACAGCTTCTTCAGTTTCAATCTCACTAATAGCCTTTATATGAGTTTGATTTGATGTTCCAAAACGAGGTTCAAACTTTATTCCTTGAAAATTAAAATCGGAGGTTTGTATATTATTTGAATTAGCAGTTGGTCTGACAATAGGTGTTGATCCTAGAAATACATCTTTTAAAGCTGCCTGAGAATAAGCATCAGTTCCTTTTGTTAATCCTGCTGCTGATGGAAAACCTTCAATTTCTCCCTCACTTATAACTTCAATAAGATTTAAAGCTTGTCTACTTTGTATAGAAGCTAAAGATCGTGTTGCTGTTGGGTTTGGACCACCAAACCATTTAAAAGGATTTAATTGAATCTCTTTTCGTCCTGCTCCAGGATGTATTTCAGCGACTTTAAACATAATTAACCTGAGAAATCATCAGTATCAATACCGCCTGATACAACAAGCGATCCAGTAAATATTTCACCATAAACAACTGGTATAGCAACACCAGCCCTTATCGTATTTTGTATCCCACTAAAAGTGAAACTAGATGGATCGTCAGAAGCACCACCAAGTTCTTCGGTAGGACTTATCATTTGGGCTGCACCTGATAATGCTAAATATATACCTAAGTTTCCTGCTGCTGCTAATAAAGATGTTCCTAATGTTGCTGTAGCTCCAGCTTTTAACCCAAAACCAAGTCCTCCAGAAGCACCAAAACCTACTCCAGCAGCACCTCCAGTAACTACAACAGCACCAATAAGAACTGCTCCCAATAAAAACCTTCCAAATCCTTTTCTTGCTCCTACAATTACTGGTACGATCCTTATTTCCTGACTCCCTGTAGGAGTATCTAATTCAGTCTCATTAATCTCATAATCTCCTACTTTCACACAATAGTTCTGTTGTAAGACATGAGATTCTAAATTAGGAAAGTTTGCTAATAAGAATTTAAAAGCATCTACTGGTGATGATATTTCTGCTTCAAAGGTACGCTCTCCCAGGAATCGAGCCAATCTACCGTAAACTTTAATTTTACTGAGCATAGCGATACCTCTTCTTAGTACAGTCTATATGGTCTTGATCGTAAAGTTCTCTACAGCTAAGTCTTTTCACACAATGTTGAAAGATGGTTTGATTTCCTAAATACAAAGCCACATGATCTAATTTACCTGTATTTGTTGTATCCATAAGAAGAACATCACCCTCTTCTAAATCTACCGTATCTTCCAGTTCAACAAAACCAGTTAAAGGTAAACCATGTTCAAATAATGGATTTTTTGAAAATTCTTTTGGGCTTTTTGGTCTATCCCAATGTTTTAATTTAATATTCCTTTTTTCTTCATACCAATCATGTATCAAGCTCCAACAATCTTGCACTCCCCAAACCCATTCTCTACCGATTAATCCTTTCTTGTAGCCAGAGGGTTTAAAATAATGCCATTGTTTTGTTTCTGGAGTGACAATATAAAAAGGTAAATCTAAGTATTCACAACTAGCTAGATCTGCTTCACTAGGATATGGTGGATGATTCGGATGACTGTGTATTACTGCTATAACCTCACCTTCATCTTCAGCTTTCATCCAATCATCAGGATCTAAAATAAAATGTTCTCCCTGTTCTTCAGCAATATTCTTACAAGGATAATATTTTTCTTTACCTTTATAAACAGTCAATAAACCACAAGCTTCCTGTGGTGAATCTTTTTGTGCGTGTTCTAGTGCAGTATCTTTCCAACTCATCCTAAAAATGCTCCAATACCAGGAAAAATATCTCTAGTAGCAATCCTTTGTGGTAGTTTTACATTTACTAGGTCGAGAGCAGATTGAGCTTCCCATGTTACTAAATTTCTATTCTCAGTAACTTTACGATCCAAGAAATAAATTTCCTGCGGAAACTCTGCCGTAGGATCTGGTGTACCGAAAGGATTTATTTGGGAACTAGACGAAGATGTTGATTGTTGCTGAATCGTATTAGGGTTATTCATTGTGATTGTATTACCCATTGAGTTTCCATGAGTTTGACAATAATATCTAAGATCATTAGGAGCAGTTGGATATGCTGGTTGATAAGTTACTGTCGCATCCGTTCCTAAAGTTCCTGTATTAACAGTAGTTTGCTGTCCTCCAGCGTCAGACTTTATTCTTAATGGATGATTTACATTAGAACTATGAGATTGGTTAAAAATATAAGTTGAGCCTCTTTTCATAGTTAAAACAGGATTAGTAACACCATTAATCGCAAAGTAGTCATAACCTCCTGTGTTTACAACGGTGACTGTGTAAGTTACAGTTTCACCGTCAGCAGGATCAGCAACAGTTGAAGTTGTTGTTGAAGTGGTAGTCGTAGAAGAAAAATTTACAGCATCCAAATATCGAGCAAGAGTTCTAATCCTTGTAAATTTTGCTCCGTTTAAATCATTACCCACAGTGGTTTCATTAACATCCTGCATAATTGCAGTCATCGTTCCAAAGATATTACTTATTGAAATTTTTGGTCTAGGTAAAGTACCTGTAGATCCAAATTCAAATCCAGAACACTCGATAGGAAATCTTAGATATGAATTACCAGCCCAAACAACCTCTCCGTTTGCATTTAGGTTTGCACCATTATGAAAACGATATAAAGTATTAGAGCCATGCAGTGCAGTATTTAACTCAATAGTAAATAATTCAATAATCGAACCAGGGTTTATTGACTGTAAGGCTGAAACTGGTATTGCCATTAGGGTTCAAATACTTGTTCAAAACTTGCTGTTATTCTATTTCTATCTATATCAAACATTTCTCTACTGAAACTTCTACATATCCATTTATAAGCTGCTGATTCATCAGGTGGCGACCAATTAAAAGAAGTACCATTTTTAGCTTCATTTTCTAAAAATGTTTCTATGACATCAGCATCAGAGTCTTTTACGTTAAAAGTTAAATTCCAAACTTTTGGATCTTGATTCAAACCAAAGGTTGTTCTTTGCTGGTAGCCATCTCCGAACTGCGTAATTCTTTGTATTGGAGCACTGCGTTTTGTAGCAGAATATTGTGGATTGAAGTCAGGGAAAGTAGCCATTATCTTGAAAGTAAACCTCCAGGTCTTTGTTGTTTCAGTAGTTCTCCTTGAACAGCAACAGATATAAGCGTTCCAAGTTCTTTAGCCTCAGCTTCATCACCTTGAACATCTGAGCCTGATGCGTCCACATTAACAACAACATTGTTGGTACTGCCACCTCCAAGTTTGTTATTTGGAATTATGTTACCTGATGATCTTGGAACGAATAATTCTGGACCTTTTTCTCCTACTATTGAAGGTCTGTTAACAGGAGGTCTGCCGCCATTTGCAAAACCTAAAAATCCTAATAAACCACCGCCTTTATCTCCTTTTGAACCAAGAATATCTCCAAATAATGC